ACCCCCGTCAGGCCGTACTCGCTGCGCGTCCATCTGGTGGAAGCAGACCGGGTAAGCACTCCCTACCGCCTTGGCGGTGGCCGGGGGTGGCATGGCATCACTGACGGGGAGAACGAGAAAAACGGCAACAAAATCTATGACGGTGTTGAGGTGGACAAGAACGGTATGGTCGTAGCCTACCACGTCAGCAACAACTATCCCTGGCAGCTCACTTGGGATCCCATTGAGTGGACGCGCGTGGAGGCCTACGGCCCCCGGACGGGGCTCCCCAACATCCTCCACATCATGAACAGCGAGCGGTGCGATCAATACCGTGGCGTTACCTATCTGGCCCAGGTCATTGAGCCATTGCTGCAGCTGCGCCGTTACACAGAATCCGAGCTGATGGCAGCTCTTGTTCAGAGTTTTTTCACTGCATGGATCGTCACCAAGACCGACCCAAACGAGATCCCCACGAACGAGGTCGGCGCGGGAAGCATCGTTGGCGTCCCCGGCGCAAACCCCGGCGAGGACAACATCTCCGATGACAGGAACGAGTATGAGATGGGACCGGGTACCGTGGCCCATCTGGAGGAAGGGGAGGACATCAAATTCGGCTCCCCCAATATCCCCACGGCGGGCTTTGATAATTTTGTCAAGACGTTCTGCAAACTGATCGGCGCGGGCCTGGGGATTCCCTATGACGTGCTGATCAAAGAGTACAATTCCTCCTATTCGTCCGCGAGGGCCGCGCTGTTGGACGCATGGGAGGATTTTCGTATGCGCCGGAAGTGGTTCGTGGATGACTTCTGTCAGCCCACCTATGAGGTTTGGCTGGCCGAAGCTGTGGCCCTGGGGCGCGTCAACGCGCCGGGCTTCTTTGCCGACCCCCTTATTCGGGCCGCATGGTGTGGAGCGCGGTGGATTGGCCCCGTCCAAGGCAGCCTTGACCCGTTGAGAGAGGCAAAGGCGGCGGTGCTGCAGATCCAGCACGCACTAAAAACCCATGAGCAGGTCACCCGCGAGACGGGCGGGGGTGATTGGGACGAGAACGTGGAGCAGCTGGCGGCGGAGAACGAGAAGCTGACCGCCGCTGGTGGCGGGTCTATCCGTATGGAGGTTGACCCGAACGAAAAAGACGATGACGAAGGAGGCGGTGACAATGCCTAACCCGTTCAAGGGGACAAAGCAGATGGTCAACATCAAGAAAAACGTCTACACGATGGCGACCAAAGACGGCAACAGCGCGGAAATCACTATGTATGGTGACATCTATGAGCAGCAGCCCACGAACTGGTATGGGGAACCGATTGAGGGCCAGTTTATCACCCTGTCGGAGTTCCTGTCCGACCTGGAGCAATTGAGCGGCTGCAAGGATATCACCATCCGCATGAACAGCTACGGCGGGGATGCCGGAGCCAGCAATACTATCCACAACCGTCTGCGCGAGCTGGCCCGCAACGGGGCTACGCTCACCTGCATCGTTGATGGTGCGGCTATGTCTGGCGGCTCCCTTATCATGTGCGCCTGCGACACGGTACGGGTCAATCCGTCCAGCCTGATCATGATTCACAAATGCTGGACGTTCCTGTGGGGCGGCTACAACGCCGACGAACTGCGCGACCAGGCAGCGCAGCAGGACGCCTGGGACAAGATGCAGGTTGAAATCTACAAGCGCAAAAGCAAGTTGTCCGACCAGGAGCTATTGCAGATGATGTCGGAAACCACCAGCATGACTGGCCGCGAGGCGGCTGAAAAGGGCTTCGCTGATGAAATTATCGAGGATGCCGAGCCGGCCAATATCGCCGCCAGCGCGGACGGCCGCAGCCTGTTCGTTCACGGCCGACAGATGCACCTTGCCCCGGGGATGTTCGCCCCGGACAATATTCCCACGGTCACATCTGGGGACCCGTCCCCGGTTGAGACAAATAATCAAAAGCCGGCGCAGACCGGCGGACAGAATGGAGGAAACATTATGGCAAAAACCCTTGAGGAGCTGCGGAAAGAGGATCCGGCTCTGGCCGAGCAGCTGATGGCTGAGGCCCGCGCCGCCGTGTCCGCGTCCGGCGCCCCCATTGCTCCTGCCGCTCCCATCACCCCCTCTGCCCAGGGCTCCGTGGACGTTGACCCCGCGCAGGCCGAGCGGCAGCGGCTCCAGGACATCGACGCCTTGGCCAGTGTGTTCGATGCGGAAACCATCAACGCGGCCAAGTATGGGGAGCACCGCTGCACCGCCCAGGAGATGGTCTATGCTGCTGCGCAGAAGGCGTCCCAGCAGGGCCAGAAGTTCCTGGCCGCACTGATGGCCGACACCAAGGGCTCCGGTGCGCAGGATGTGGGCGCAGCCAACGGTACCGGGGGCGATGGTACCGGCAACGAGAGCACGCCCCAGGCGATGATCGCCCAGGCCAAGGCGGACGCCAAAGCGTTCAACGCGCGCAAGAAGGAGGTTCGGTAATCATGAACAAGAATCTGGTGAACAAGGTCGATGAGTGCGGCCAGGACAACCTGATCGCGCGGCTGTTTCCCCGGGCACTGACCGTCGGCGTCAAAATTGCCGCTGGTGCTGGGCAACTGGCGCGCGGCACTGTGCTGTCCAGCAAGGGGGACGGCACCTACGGGGTCATGGCGGAGGGCGGCACCCCCGCCTATATCCTGGCCGACCCTGTGGACGCCTCCGGTGCAGAGACGGTCGCTGGCGTGGCCTACCGCAGCGGCAATTTCAATCCCAGCGCGGTTATTGTTGCCGAGGGCTATGCCCTGACGGCGGCGGACAAGGATACCCTGCGCAAGTATGATATCGTGTTCACGGACATGATGGACGACTAAGGAGGAAAGGACTATGACAATCTACGATACCCTGTATATGCTGGCGGCCATTGAGGAACTGGCACCCGAGCCGACCTGGTTCAAGCGCCGCTACTTCCCCACCGATCTGGCTATGGATGTGTTCGGCACGTCCAAGGTCCTGGCCGACTACAAGGAGGGCAACCGCAAGGCAGCTCCCTTCGTGCTGCCCCGCATTGGCCCCCTGCCCGTTGGCCGCTGCGGGTTCAGCACCTATGAGCTGGAGCCGGGCAATATCTCCATCTCCAAGCCTCTGACCATCGACCAGCTGAACAAGCGCGGCTTTGGTGAGAGCGTCATGAGCACCGCCACCCCCGAGATGCGCGCCCGTCAGCTTTTGATGGGCGATCTGAGCGACCTGATGGCCCGTGTGACCCGCCGCGAGGAATGGCTGGCCTGCGAAACCATGCTGAACAATGGCTGCACCATGCGCCACCAGACCGAGAACCCCGAGGTCTATGAAGATGTCGAGGTTCAGTTCTACGACGGCACCAACAATCCCGCGCTGTTTACCCCCGCCGCCAAGTGGGAGCATGGCAAGGACGAGCATACACCGGGCAACTGGTACTATGACATCATCCAGATGATCAAGATGCTCACCAAGCGTGGCAAGCCCGCCACTGATTTGGTCGTGGCCAATGATGTCGGCAATTTCCTCATGGAAGATCCCTGGATTCAGTACATGATGGACAACCGGCGCGCCGACTACGGTGCTATCAACCCCGAGGCACTGACCGAGTACGTCACTTCTCTGGGCCGCTTTAACTTCGGCGGGCGCAAGCTGGAAATCTTCGTCAATGACGGTACCTTTGAGGACGAAAAGGGCGTGGACACTCCCTTCTTGGCAGAGGGCAGCACTATCGTTACTGCGCCCAACTGCGGTAAGGGTCTGTATGGTGCTGTGACCCAGAAGGAGATGGACAACAAGTGGCATACTCATGCGGGCACCCGCGTCCCCAATTATGTGTCCACGATCGTCCCGCCCGCCGATGAAACTATCGTGTCCAGCCGTCCGCTGTTGGTTCCCAAGACCGTTTGCCCCTGGACTTCCGCGAAGAACGTCTTTGACGCCGCCTGATTGCGGGTCAGAAAGGAGAACAGCATGATTCAGATTAAATGCGGCACCTGCGGAACATCGCAGGGCTATAAGACCAAGGATGACGGCGAGCTCACTCTGCCCGCCGTCGAGGAAAGGCGACTTGTCACCCGTGGTGTGGCGGAGTATGTGACCAAGCC